AAGGCCTGGAGCCGAGAGGCAAAGGAGGCCATCCTCGCTAGCTAGCTAGCTAGCTTCCTCTCCTCTTTCTGGGGGCTCCCTTCGGGGGGCCCCTTTTTTTGTTCTTTTTCGGCCCCAGGACGGCCCCAGGACCGGAAGACGGCCATCGACAGAGGCCCTGGAGACACCAGGACGGCCCTAGCAGCCCCAGGAAGGGCAGGGAGCCGGTTTCTAGGGGTCAGGACAAAGGGGGGGCTGTGGATAACTCATTCTGGAGCCTCTCAGGGCCGTCGGAAGCAAATAGGGGCTGCTGAGGGTTTGGGGTGCCGGCCCTGGAGGACTCTCCCCCTTATTGAGCTTCAAAGAAAAGCTTTGTAAGTACCCGGAATCACTGCGCAATTTGTCCCGGCGACCCCCCTAAAAAGAAGCAAATTCCCTCGAAAAGCTTTTACCTATCGTAGATAGGTACCCTTTCGTTTGTCTATGACCCTTCGTAGAAGGGTCAACCCTCCCCCCACCCCTGCGATATTTCATTAATTAATATTAAGGTCCAGGAGCGTGGGTCAGACCTAGCTGCGAGCTAGTCGTAGAAAAGCCCGGCCTAGCGATGGGGGGGGTATGGGGCTAGACCGGGCTCTTCGATTGTGCGCTTGGGGGTGCAGCACAGATGTAGCCGTAGGCTACCACCTGGATCTTGCTCCGTCTACAGCCATCAGCTTGACAGTGTTAGCCACTAGACGTACCCTCATGGAGCTGGCGCACTGAAGCGCCTTGGAGGTTGCGATGGACCGTAGTTACTTAACCCATCCCAAGATCGTTGGGACACGCTGGGAGGGCGTACTGCTCTACCCGGTGTTGCTGGCCTTGTCGGATGACATGCGCCTGAGTGCAGATCACCTAGACCCGCTGTACCTGTCCGCTATTACTCGTGTGCCTGTGAGCGTAGTAAGTGACGGGGTATCTGCCTTGGTTGGTCGCGAACTCATCACTGAAGATTCCGATGGGTTTGTATTGACACCCTGTACTTCCCTCATGCACGCGGGCGAGCGGGCGTCACACGCCCGCGCCCTTTCCCCCGTAGGGGGGGAAAGTGTGCGCACGGTCGCGCCAGCGCCCGCGCGTGAGGAGAGCCTTGAGGCATACCTCATCGACACCTGGGGAAACTTGATTACTCGCGGCAAGTCCTTGGACAAGTGGTGCAAGTCTCAGGAGGACGCGCACCCGAGCTTGGATTTACTTACCGAGGCAAAGAAGGCGCGTGCCTGGGAAGAGAGTCAGGCGAAGCGGAAGACTGCGGTTCGTCGGTTCTTGTCGAACTGGTTCAACCGTGCCGAAGGCTTCAAGGAAGAAATCAAGATCCGTGCAGAGGGTGGTCCGTCGCACTGGAGTGGGCTTACTAAGCGGGATAGAGATGCCGCGCTTAAAGAGGGTCGCCACGAGCACACGGTCATGGTTGAGGGAATCAGTTTGATTCGAGACTTGAGGGATGAGATGTTCGTCCTCTCCGGTCAGGATTTGGTTCGGAAGAAGCTTGAGTACCGCGACAAGATTAAGTTCCTTGTCCGCTCTCGGCTTGAGTCGAACGAAGACCCCTACGCACCAGATGCAGTAGTGGAAATGTTGAAGGAGATGGGTGCAAGGCCCGAAGCGCCTAGAGCGTTGCAGTGGGCTTTGGATCAGTTGGTAACTGACGTTAGATACGATATGGGGTTATTGCCGGTATGAACTCGCTTGGGGAAGCAAAGCACAGAGACATCAGACAAGTAGCGCAGGAACTGGGATTCAAGTTTGGAAGGGGCCACAAGAACGCTTACTGCCCTGACCACAGCCGAGGCCCAGGGAAAGGGACACCTTCCGTGTCCTTCTACCAAAAGGATGGGCACCACAGGTTCAAGTGCCACGGATGCCAAAAGTCCGGGGACTCCATCGACCTAGTGTGCTGGATTCGAGGCTGCTCAACAAAAGAAGCTATCGAGCACCTGAACGGTGCGCCGATTAACGGGAAGAAGGTCAGCTACCCGCCGCTTGAACCCGAAGCCCCAGAAGTACCCATCGGAAGAAGGATCGCTGCCTGCTCAGCTTTCCATGCTGCTCTCGGTGACATAGGCGACTTCGGGATGGGCTGGCTCAACAATGAGCGAGGCATCCTCCCAGATACCGTCCACAAGTTCAGGCTTACGGACGTAACTAAGGAGAAAGCCACAATTGCGATGGGAGCTGCCATAAAAGCTACCGACGTAGAGACTTGTCTCGCACTTGGCTTGGCCGTTAAGGCAAAAAACTCAGAAAATTTGTTCTGTCCCGTTGGGTTCGCCTATCACTTGGCTATCCCCTACATCACCGACAGAGGCTTCGTGGCACACCTCCAATTCCGCCGTATATCCCGCAGCGGAGAGAAGGTGACCGGCCCCAAGTATCGACACCTAAAGGGACAAGTGCCGATTCCCTACAACATCACTGCGACCAACGGACTGCCGGTGGATGACAGCGGTCGGGGCAGGCTCTTCATGGCAGAAGGCGCTCTCGACGCCCTGAGCCTCTTCCAGTTGGGTTTGGGAGCCGTGGGCATACCTGGCGTAGGGTGGCTCGATAAAAACCGCTCAGAGCGCATTCTGAAGCGTCTGGGGGACGACACAGATGTGGTGATGGCCTTCGATGCGGACAAGGCGGGACGAGAGGCCAATGAGCGCTTCGTCGGCGTCTTCCAGGAACTTGGCGCTTCTGCGATGTCGGTTCAGTGGCCTAGTGACTTTGCCGGCGACTGGTGCGACTGGTTCCGCGAGCGGCCTGAGTCTGCTCCAGAGATTTTGTCGGAAGCTCCGCAGATTGCTGAGAACGAAGCCTGGATTGGCGACATCATGGAGGAAGGCACTGCCGACGTTGTTGCGGTTGCCTCCGGGACAAAGACAAGTCGGCAGGTAAAGACTGGCTACAAGCTGATGGACTCTCTCCTTGAGATTGAGCCCGGTGACATGGTGGTCGTCGCTGCTCGCCCATCGACAGGTAAAAGCCACTTCGTCCTCAGCATCATGCAGAGGATGGCGATGTCTCACGGCACCAAAAGCCTGTTTGTCTCTCTGGAGATGTCGAAGCTCTCTGTGGCAAAGCGCATCTCGGCGGCAGAGATGGGGCTCGGTCAGGAGACTAGGTTGCCGCTCCACGAGCTTGAGATTGTTGCTCGCAAGGCAAACAGGAACTTTAGAGAGCTTCCTATCCTTGTGGACTTCGGCAACCGAAAGCTTGAGCGTGTGGTCGAGAGCATTCGCTCTTCGGTGAAGAAGCACCAGATTGAGTTGGTGGTCGTTGACTACTTGCAGCTTCTGGAGTGCAAGGGCCGGAATCGCCAGGAAGAGGTTGCTGAGGCTTCCCGGACAATCAAGGCTCTGGCGAACGAATTGCTTGTCCCGGTAATTGCCGTAGTCCAGATGAACCGAGAGATCGAGAGGAGGGCCGGCGCTGCTCCGCAGATGTCTGACCTTCGAGAGTCGGGGCAGATTGAGCAGGATGCTGACTCGATTCTGTTTGTGGACAGACCTTTTGTCCGCGACCCTAATGCAAACTTCAGCGACTTTAATGTTCGCATCCAAAAGCAGAGAAACGGGTCTACAGGAAGACTGACCCTTCACCTCCCCGAGCCCTTTGGTTGGCTGCATGACAGGGAGTTTGACTCTAGCTATGGGAACCAGTAAGCTGATTCAGTTACCGGAGGTAATTATGTTGTTTGGCGAGTATGTCCGAGAGGCGCGTCAGGAAGCTGGGCTTAGCCTAGCCAACGTGGCAGAGCATCTTGGCGTCACAAAGGTTTACGTCTCTGACGTTGAGCGCGGTCTTCGCCCTCCTTTTACCCAGGAGCGATTGAGCGAGATTGCGGTTGTCCTGGGACTCAACGCCCATAAACTGTCCCAGTTCGCAGCGAAGAACCGGGACTCTGTAAAGCTTCCGCTGGAAGGTTCTTCTGATAAGAAGGTCCAACTAGCTGGTTCGCTCGGTTATGTTTGGCCGAGCGTCACTGAGAAGAATGCTGAGCGCATTCTCAATCTGATTGATGAGATGTTTCTTTTAGGAGATGAGTAATGAGTTTTCCTAGTGCCAATAAGGCTTTTGTCATGGGACAAATTTCCTCGCCGCCTCAGTTGAAGGACCTGGGCAATGGGCGAGAGATGATGGGCTTCCGTCTTGTGTCTAAGCGCAAGTGGAAGGACAAGGAGTTCCAGACCACCCACCGAATCACCGTTTTCGGGAATGCTGTGGACTCGCTTCGCAATCTGAGCGAAGGTGCTCTTGTGGGCGTTGATGGACGCATCGACAACCGACAGTACGAGCAGAACGGGGAGAAGAAGTGGATTACGGAGATCGTCGCGAACGATGTGCAGGTTTTCTCTGGTCAGCAGAACCAGCCCCAGGGGAATGACTTTGCAGACGAAATCCCCTTCTAGAGCGTATCTGTTTACGATTAGCGTCGTCGGGGTTGGTTCCGATCCCGACGACGCTTTTACTCACGCCCTAGACAAGATTGACGAAGACTTCGGTGCGGCCACTCATGGCCCCGTAGTCTGGGAAGAGATGGAAGAGGGCGATGTAGCGAAGCTGTGGGTTGCCCACCTAGCTCACAACGCAACTAAGGCAGAAGCCTAGAGTCCCGAAAGGGCAGCCTCGTAGTTCCGCACAGTTCTCTCGCGCTCAAACTCGGGCGCTTTCCCCGCGTCCTTCTCTTCCATCATCCTGTTGAAGAGGTCTATCTCGACATCCTCTTCAGCCCTCTCCGCTGCCGCCTTCTTAAAGACCTCTGGCCGATAAGGGCGCTTGTCTAGCTGGGAGAAGTTAGAGAAGTCGATAGAGCCGAGAACAGACTCAAGCGGCCTGCCGGGTTTGGGCTCGATTAGTTTTTCAGCGCTAATCATTCCCGCCTCATAAATGCTCGCTGAGCCATGTCGCGCATTCGCTGGCGCTTAATAAGCTCTTCCTCTTCCCGGCGAATGTCGTCCTGAATCTCAGCCATCTCTCGCTGAGTAATGCCTCGACCCATTTCAAGCTGCCCCATCTGAGCTTGGCGAAGCTGGCTTGGGACCGGGAGACGCTCTGGCATCGCCCCGTCGTTCAGGGGTCGCATGGGCCGTGGGGCCTGCCGGTTCATGGGCTGGCTATACGACTGGTACAAAATCTGAGGGTTGTTTTCCTTCAGGGTTGTGTGGTCGATGACCATGTTCAACAGGTCTTCCTGGTACTGGTCCCTGGTGTACGGGTCCGGGTCCGGGATTCGACGGCCAGTGCCCCGCATCTGATCCATCATCGCGTAAATTTCAGCCATGTCCGCAGCCTCTTCGGGACTGGTCATGATGTCTTGAGCAGCCTTCCTTCGAGCCCCAAGGCTGTCAGGGGCAACCTGTAGAGCGTCGGCGTAACCAGCAGGAGCTGCTTTCGGGACCGCCGCCCGAGCAGGGGCAATCCCGAGGCGACTCATTAAAGCTTGCTTGTAATCAGGCATCAGTCTTCTTCCTTGCCGAGAAACATGAGTAGTCCGGTGATAAGAGCTTCCCAAAAAGCAGTCATTTCTTCTACCTCTTCTTTCCCTTGTGAAGGCCGTGCTTTGCGTGCTGCTTGCCCTTTTTAGTAGCAGCCCGCTTCTTGCGATTTGCGGCAGCGAGCTTCTTTCTTCCGGCAGCAGTGCTCTTTAACTTAGCGATGGTCTTCGCTGGGGCATAGACCTCTCCGGTCTTTGAGCTTTTCTTGCCAGAGCCAGTTCGCCACTTCTGCTTAGTCCACTTCTTCAGACTCTTTTGCTGCTTCTTAAGTGGCATTACTTCTTCCAGCTTTTGCGAGCTTTGACCTGGGCCTTCTTGCTCAGCTCTCCGTAGTGGTACAGGCGCTTTCCGCCCCCAGATGTCCCGGTCAAAAGCTTTCCCTGGGCGTTCTTGTGAAGCTTGCCCTTATGCTCTTTTCCGTCCTTGAGATAGTGCTTAACTCCCATCGGCATTATTTGTACCCTCCACCAGCTTTCTTGTATTCCCGTGCAAGCATCTGGGCTTTGCGAGCCGACCACTGTCCTGCTCGCCCTCCCTTTGAGCCAGCCTTAATCTTGTTGAAGAGACGTTTCCGCATTGCCGGCTTTGTGTAGTTTCCAGCAGAGTTGACTGTGCTCTTCTTCTTTTTCTTAACAGGCATTCTAAAGCTCCTTCACGGTTAGCCTAACATCTACATATCCAGACTTAGAGCACCTAAGCACCCGCTCTTCAAAGGTAAACAGCCTGTACTTAGTTTTGAAGAGCATGGAAAGCGCCGACATAAGGAGCTTCTCCTTAGACTCTTTGTCTTTGCACTTGGGGGATATGCGTATTGTGGCGCTTACGTCGGGGTGAGGTGGCTCCTCTACGCCCAGCACAAAACAAGCTCCGTCATCAATCCTGCACCCTTTCGTCCTCCACCGAGGGTCATCGAATGGAATGCACGGGGGAGCAGCAGGTATGTGGCAGTCGGGCTCCATGACCAGCTTCGTGACTACGGGGTTCGCAGCTTGTGCCAGAAGCAAAAGGCCCCAAAGGAACATTAGACTGGAGCTTGGTCTTGAAGGTCCCTCACTGCTTTCTGGAGGCGCTTCACCTTGCGTTCGATGTCTTCCGAGTCGAAGTCGTCGCCAATCACCAGAAGGCGCTTCTCAAGAGATGCGACCTTGACCTTCATCTCTTCGAGGGAGGCTTCGAGCTTTGCCTGCACAGCTTGGCAGGGAGGAGGGGATACAGCCCCGGCACCAGCCATGTCCCGCTGCATCTCAAGCTTCTTAAGCTCTAGCTCGTGCTTCTGCTCAGCGCGCTCAGAGTAGAAGGACCACGCCTTCTTTCCGCCAAGGACAGCAAGCAGGGCCAGGATAATTGCCAGCACAGGAGCGTACTCGCCACCGATCTCAGCGGCTGCGTTGGTTACTTGGCTAATCTCTTCAGAGACAACGACCTCAGAGGATTCCTCTACGTCAGCTTCTTCTTCCACGACCTTCTTCCTTTCCCAGCGCCTAGCAATAGCGTCTGCTTCTTTTTCGCTTGGGGACTCGCTGTATATTCTAACTACAGAGCCGCTCTCTAGATTGCAGTTAGAGAGGCTGTGGGTTTTCCCAGAAAGCCTGACGTTATCCTCGTTGAGTAGTATCGCCCGCTTTCCTCTTTTGACAGAGCAGTTAGAGATTAAACGGCTCTCCTCTCAGAGGGGACTGTTAGCGCCCGAGAGTAAGGCCCCATTTCAAGGGCTCTCTCATAAACGTCCCCAGTCGGAACTTCTTTAAGCCCTTTTTCTTTTCGCCACTTCTTCATGTACTCCAGACCCTCTTCGCTCCAGTCGCCCCGGCTTGTGTCGTTGATAGACTTTGGAGCTACAAGGGTGTCGTACTCTTTGATGGCCCGAATAGTTTCATCGTAGATGCCGGGGTACTGATTTTCGTATTGACGCAGGTAGTTGAAGAACGATTTCAGGCTCTTCTCGTCAAGGAACCTTAAGTAGCTTGGGAGTCCGTCGTAGGCGGCCCATGACTTGTCGTCAGACGCTGCTCCCCATCCCTTTTTTGAGCGAATAATCCGCCGTCCCAGGTAACTGGCTACCGCCTCTTTCCCCGCCTTCTCTGCGTCGTAGTCCCATGATTGAATTATGCGAAATGGCCCTTCGCCCCTCCGGTCTTGCATTTCATACTGCTTAGCGTGACCAAGCTCGTGCCCAAGGGTTCCCGTGTCTGCTCCTCCAGTAGTGACGTAAGTCCCTTCTGGAGCGAACGCGCCCAGCTTGCCTTCGAAGCCGCCCTCTTTTAGTGAGCGGTGGAATGCGCCCCCGTATTTCCCTTTATCAACGTAAACGGGAGTGCCAAGTGGGCCGCGCCCCATGTATCTCCCAGATTTCCCCACATCATCATAAAACCCGTGCTGCATTGGGCCTTCAAAGTCGGGGTAGGCCAGCTCCTCTCTAGGAGTCAGGCCGAGGGCTTTCATGTACTTAGGGTCTTGTACGGCTAGGCCCCACCTAACCTCTTCTTTGTCTGCGTCCCAGTCTTCTGGGACAATCCACCCCCTCCCGATGTCCTCCATGAATTGCTCACGAGACTCTCGCTCTTCAGACCAATGCTTGCGACGGTTTGCCCTAACCGTTGCGTTGTAGGTGTCGATCCACGAGTCTTCCGCTTTAGACAGGGCCTCTCTAAAGCCAGAGGGAATCGGTGAGGGCTCGGCCATTACAGGTTCCCCTTAGCCCACTTCCCATAAACGCTTGCTCGCTTGCGCTTGTCGGCTCGGCTGCTTGTGCTGGCCTTGTTGGTCTTGCCGTACTTTCGGGAAGAGGGCTTCTTCCCCATCCGGGGCTTTCCGCAGATTGCTTTGATGTTTGGCTTCTTCATGGCTACCACTTCACCTTGTCTGCCCAGTAGGCTGCTGAGAGTTTGCCCTTGGCGATGTTCTTCCGGTGTCGGGCCTTGAAGCTAGCTCGCTTCTTCTTCATCCGGTCGCTTTCTCCAGACTTTGGCTTGCCGGCAGTCCTGGCTCCCTGCTCTCCAAATCGAATCGTCTTCACGGTTTCGCCTACCTTGGCGACGACAATGTGACTCTTCTTCGGATGCTTGGGAGTTCGCTTCGGCTTGTTGACGCCAGAAACTCCAGCCCGCTTAACAGCTCGCGCTGCCTTAGACATCGGCTTCTTCTTTACGGGCATTAGTACATTCCCCCGTAGGACTTCTTCTTTTTTGCGACCTTTCGCTTTCGAGCGCCGCTTGCCGGTCGCTTCTTAGCGGTAGTCTTTTTTGGAGTTTTCTTCTTTTTGGTGTAAGCCATAATAGTAACCCTGGAGTTTATAATGTCCTTTGACCCTAGCAGCCTGACCGTCAAGAAAGCCATCGCCAAGCTCGACGGACTTACCGATGAAGAACTTAGCTCAGTATATGACGCCGAGCTTGAGGGAAAGGGTCGCAAGTCTTTGCTTGATGCGATTACCTCTGCCCGCGATGACATCCGAGAGGTTTCTTCGATGCTTGCTGAAGCCCCCGTTGCGGTAGAGCCGGTTGCAGAGCAGCCTGTAGACGAAGAGCCGGTTGCAGAGATTGACGAGCCCACCTTTCGCTTGCTCTCTCAAAACGAACGCCGTGACTGGAAGATGGTTTCGGCGGGTCGGTATGTGAAGGTTGGCTAGAAACTCCCGAGTGGGTGGCGTCAGCTCTTGGCGCACCGCAGCAAACCCCGACGCTGAATACCGCCCCGTCTCTGTCTCAAAAGAAGGCAGAGCTGTTCTTCAGACAAACGTCGTTGTCCCAGAGTTTGAGGACGACAAGGCGCGTTACGGCTGGGAAATGGAGCAGTGGAGGAATGCCATCCTCACTAAGCAGAGGTGGAGGAAGTGGATTGGCGCTGACGAAAATTGGCATGTCGGCCCTCCCATTCTTCCAGGCGCTCCAGTCTTTACCGACGAAGTGGCTCAAAAGGCTTTCAAGAAAGCAAACGAGTCTGGGTACATCTCCCCGAGAACTTTGGGAGAGAGGCTTGGCGTCGGCAGGTATCTAGCTAAGAGGCTTATGGATGTCGTCCGAAACCACTTGGATGTGGCTTTTGTGACTTACCCTCACAGGACAATGAAGACGACAATGTGGAACTGCCGGATGATTCACGAAGATGAGGTCGAAGGCATCAGGGAAAACATGGCTGACTGGCGAGCCAGGATGAAGAAGAGCTTTAAGTCAAACGAGCTTCCTCCTCCTAGCCGTCGAATGTCTGTTTACATGGAGGGGTAATGGCAGCGAAGAAGAAGTACGTTGATGAGGCTGCTGACACACTGACCTCTGGCAAGCACAGCGACTTCATCGCGTTCGCAGAGAAGTACCTTAAGATTCAGACCAAGAATGGAGAATTTCTGAATCTTAAATTGAACCGCTCTCAGTTGATGAGAGAGGGTCTGATTTGCGAAATCGAAAAAGCTGGATTGCCCGTTCGAGTTTGGGAAGCCAAGGCGCGTCAGCTAGGTTGCTCGACTCATGTCCAGGCAAGAATGTTTTGGCGCTGCCTGACAAACAACGATGAGATTGCTCTCGTTGCCGCGCACACAGAGCCTTCAGTTCGAACGATCTTTACCAAGTGCAAGGTCTTCTATGACTACTTGCCCAACGAGGTGAAGCCGCTAACTCGTTACAACAATGTGTACGAGCTAGACTTTAGAGCGCCCCAGGGGCCAGCCGGTCTTCGCTCTCGCTTTGTGGTTATGACCGCAAAGAGTGTGGACGATGCTCGTGGTGCTACTGCTCGTCAGGTTCACTGCTCAGAGGTGGCTTTCTACAAGCGGCCTGAAGAGTTCTTCCTAGCTACGTTGCAGGCTGTGCCTGAAGAGGCTGGGACGATGGTCTACTCAGAGTCTACTTGCAACGGCTCTGGCGACTTTCACCACACCCAGTACCTAGCTGCCAATGTTTGGTGGGATGAGATTCCGCCGTGGATGACGCTAAAGCGAAAGCATCCAGGCCACCCTGACTCTACTTGGTACGCGCTCTTTACTCCCTGGTTCTTGATGGAGGAGTACGCTCGCCCTCTTCGAGTTTCTGAAGACGAGTTTTTGAAGAGCCTAGACCAGGACGAAAAGGATCTTCTTGAGCAGTTTGAAGACTGGATAACTCTTGAGAACCTTCAGTGGAGAAGAGAAACCCTGGTCAGTAAGTGCGGTGGATCTCTTGAGCGGTTTCATCAGGAGTATCCAAGCACAGACGAAGAAGCTTTCTCCACCACAGGAAGCCCGGTGTTTGACCAGAACATCATCTGGGACCAAATCAGAGAGCACGCATGTCCTTGCGACATTTGCGCGAAGAAGATTAGGACATCCGACGAGAACGATTGCCCCGAGCACCAGTGGTACGAAATCGTTGACGGCTCTGGGGCTGAGCCGGGAAGGTCGAGAATCTTCTCTAGCTACTCTCCTGTGCTCGAAGAGTGCATGGAGGGGTCAGGCAGGTTCTCAGTTTGGAGGCACCCCCAGCCACGGCGGCGGTACGTTGTCAGCGTAGACGTAAGCAAGGGAGCAGCTTCAGGAGACTGGGACCACATCACAGTTGTAGACATCGCTTCAATGGAGCAGGTCGCTGAGTGGCGAGGGAAGGTCGAGCTAGACATCCTCGCTGAAGTCTCGCTGATGATTGCTCTGCACTACAACAACGCGATGCTTGCGCCTGAAGTCTCTGGCCTTGGCGCTGGCCTAATCGCCATGCTTAATCAGACTAAGTATTGGAATATGTACCGCCGAAAGACGGTTGATTCTCTGTCGGTTCCATCAACGACAATCGGTTGGGACACCAACAAAAAGACAAAGCCGGCAATGGTTGGGCTGATGCAGAAGGCTCTCAAGGAGGGCTACATCAAAATCCGCTCTCAGAAAGTCTTAGAAGAGATGGTCGCCTATCGGCGCACAATCACAAAGACTCCAGACGGCCACGATGCTGACGCGAAGATGAACGCTCCTCCCGGCAAGAACGACGACGCTTGCGTATCAATGATGATTGCAAACGCCGTCGCTCACTACAGCCCAGGAAGCGGGTCGGAGGTCAGGTCCGACTCACCAAAGGCTTCTTCTGGTGACCACAATCAGTGGTCCTCAGACGAGTGGGATAAGTACGAGCGTTGGACTAGAAGGGTAAAGAGCAAGCTAATGAAAGCTCAAGAAAGGCGATAAACCCTAGGGGCTTCTGTCTTCTCTAGCCACCCTTGACGAAGAGCGCCGAGGATTCCCCCTTGAAGCTTTCTCTTATCGACCTTCGTCTTTTCAGCAAGGCCAGCGAAATCAACAATCCCGTTGTTGTTGGATGCGTATTCCTTGATTAGCTCTGCGGGTTTTCGCTGCGAGTCCACTGGGACAAGCTTTTTGCCCTGCCGCTTTACGAGCTTAATGTTTCCGTCCTTGTCAGCCTTGTAGGTCTTTGTGCTGCTAGGAGTCGGGGGCTCTGAGCCCTCTCCGTCGTAAACACCGCCGGAGCTTCCCACTGAAGCTAACTGCCGGTCACGCTCTTGCTTTGTGTAGTAGTCCTTGCCCTTGAGTCCGGGCGAGGCGTGCTTCCCCCAGGTCCCTTTAACGGTCAGGTTTGCGGGCGCTGAGTCAGCAGGATAAATCCGCTGAGCGCCAAAGCTCCCACAATAAGCACATCGAACGTCTCGGAACCCGTCATTCTTGCTTCTTGCGTACAGAGCTGGAGTTGTAAAGTGCTCAAACTCCATCAGACAGGACTTGAACGTGCATTGAAGCGGGTAGTACGGCATTAAGATCCTCTAACTCTTGCCATGAGGGTGGCTAGGTCAGCCGCTCCTCCGGTTCCACTGGAAACGCCGCCCGGTGTTCTTTCCTCCATTGGTCGAGGACCAGCGAGAGGCTGGCCTTCTGCGCCCATCCCTCGTCCTTCAAGACCGCCCGGAGGAGTCATTCCGCCCGGTGAGGGCTGAGAAGTCTGAGGGGTAGCTGCGCCCTGAAGTGCTGCAAGCGGCTCCATAAGCATACGCTTGTCAGCTTGCCAGATTGAGAAGGCTTTTTCCACAAAGGACTGAATGGTTTGTGGCGGCGCAATGCCAGCCTGAACAAGAGGGATAAGGGAAGAGACTGTCGCCTGGATAGTTTGAAGCAGTCCCATGAAAGCCTGCTGCTCTGTTCCAGGGTCCTTGCCAAGCGTTGAGCCCGACTCGATTCGAACGTCAAACATTCCGATGATGTCGGCGGCAGAGAACATAACGAACTCTGGCTCGCCGCTAACCCCGGTAATCCGCATGTACCGTGGGTCATCCCAATACTGACGAATGACCGAAAGAACCTGTCGAGCAATCTTTTCAGTGAACCGTTCCGTGGCTCCCAATCGAACGCCTGCTCGGTTCGAGGCACCCTGGGCCGCAACAGCAACCTCTGTCGCCGTCGTTCCCTTTCTGCCGACGCCGCCTCGCTGGTAAACATCAACGCCGCTGATTTCGTACATCAGTCGAGCGAGGCCCTGAAGGACCATCGGGGTTGTGCTCGGGGGAGGAGCTTCCGGCAGGAGCATTAGGGCGTTGCGAATGTCTCCGACGTTGGCGGGAAGCTCAGCAACCTCCATGTCGTAATCAGACTCAAGGAGGTTTTGCAGGCTTCCGTCCTCTAGGATTCCAGGAAGCCCGACCCACTTGCGCTTCGATGTCATCTTGTGGTGGCGGATAAGGTGCTGCCACTCCTTGTTGAGCTGGTCGGCTAGCCCATGAATCGCCGCAAGGTCAGCAACCTTTGGCGAGTAAAAAACTCCTGGCACCTTGGTAAAGCGCAGCATTTGGTAGGGGTAGCCACGCATTTCAAGGGGGTCGTCAATGTGGCGAATAACGCAATCGCTTAGAGAGATTCCCTCTTGAGGCCGGATAAGCCAAAGGCATCGTCGTCGCCCGCCAAGCCTTGTCTTTCCCCAGTGCCTAATCTCATAAACGGTTAGATACTCAGGCCGGTTATCGTCATCGAACCCCAGGTAGTCTTCTTGCTTGTAGTTAAAAGCAGACGGGGTTTCGGAGGTCAGCCACGAGTCGGGCTCAAGGCCCTTGGGGATTCTGAACCTCTCGTCAGCTTCGAGGTCCTCAACGCGAACCGTCATTCGCTGACACACCCAGGGGCACTTCTGGATGTCTTCATAGCCAGGGGGAACGAGGATGTCCCAGGGGGCAACCCGCTCAATGGTGGGGTTGTCTTGCGGGCCTTCGTCAAATGGGATGTCTTCGTCTGCAAGAGCCTGACGAAGCCTCATCTGAGCGTCGATAGAGAGGACGCTTTCGTCTTCCGCGTCAAGCTTCTCTGGGCCTACCTCGTACTCTTCTTCCATGAGGAAAGCGCCAGATGGGTCGTAGCCGACCTTTGCGAATCCGCAGTTAAAGAGGATTGAGTCGAGGACCACATCGTTCAGGACAGACTTGAGGTCAACTTCTCGGAAGACGTAGTTAAGAGCGTTCTCTGCAATCTTTGCTCCCTCTTCGTCGCCGGGTCGCCGTGGAAGGCAGCGAACGTAGGGGTCGGCAGAGACTACCGATGGAACAATCGTGTTAGCTGTCGCCAGAAGATAATTAATAGAAGGAACGTCATCGTCCGCATATGGGTCAGTATTCTGATCTCTGTAGTTTCCTTCGTAATCGAGAAAAACCTTTCTCCAATGTGGAAGGATGTTTTCTTCGAGAAATTCCTCTGCGGCAGCAATGCGCTGATGCCAAAGAGAAATCTCATCGTCTGTCAGTGTTTTTTTTCGGCGTGCCATGTCGCGATGGTACTTGACAACCATTATAAAATGCACCCTGATAATAGCAGTCTGACAATTAAGTCAGCGCAGGAAAGGTTGTGCAAATGGATGCCACCGACAACCCCGGAACAGAGATCCCATTTGAGGACAACTCTGACGAGGGGATCGGCGCTTCGGCAGACGAAAGCGTTGAGTACACAGAGGATGAGGGCCAAGCCCCGGACATAAACGAAGACCCCATTGCGTTTCTTGAGAGTCAGGACAGCATTCCTGATGACCTCAGAGAGACTTTGAAGCAAGGGTTTCTTCGTCAGGCAGATTACACAAGGAAGACCCAGGCTCTTGCAATGGAGCGTCGTCGTCTTGAAGACCAACGTGCTGTGGTTGACCAGCTTATGCTTAGTAAGCAGGCCCCCGCAGCAGAAGAGGTTGTTCAGGATGAAGGCCCTCCAGATGTAGCTGATGGCGCATCCCCACAGGATGTCATCAACTACTATGTGAATAAAGCTGTGCAAGAGAAGCTGGACAACCTTGGTATCGCTCAGACGGCGCAGGAAATGCAGCCCGTTGTTAATCAACAGCGTGTTGTTCGTGCGTATCAGTCTTTTGCAGCCGAGAACCCGGACCTTGACCACAAAGTCCTTGCCGCAGAAGTTGGCCGTGTACTCGACTCCGATCCTGACCTTGGAGAGTTGGCTGAGTCCGACCCGACAAGGGCAGTACGGCTAGCGGCCAAGGTTGCCAAAAGCAACATGACGGTCGCCAAGTCACAAGTGAAGTCAAAGAAGCGCCGCGAAGCGGCACCCGTTGCATCCCGAAAGGGGACGGTGGTTCGGCAGAAGAAGCGGGAAACTGCTTTGGAAGCTGCTACTCGTGCCCTCAAGGAGCAGGGGATTAACTTTTAGAGGTCTTAAATGCCTGCAAGTACTATTACCAGTTTGGCGCTGGATCGGGTCTATTCGACTACGCTCCAGGCTGTTCGCGACACTGTGGCGATGGAAATCGTCCAGTCTAACCCTCTGCTCTTTCACATGTACCGACAGGGTGCAGTGATGTACGAAGGTGGCACTGAGTGCCGCCTGCCGGTCGTCCTCACCGAGTCTTCCAACGTCTCTGCTATCAGCACTTACGAGACGTTCTCCACGACTCCCGAAGACGGTCCCGACACCGCTCGCTACCCGACTTGGCACAAGAACCGCGCCTCCGTTATCGTTGATAACACTGAGCTTTCTCAGAACCGTGGCGCGTACCAGATTGTGAACCTCCTCAACGCTAAGATGGCAATCGCCAAGATTAGCTTGATGAACGAGCTTTCTCGTCAGCTCTTCACCAGCAACTCTGCTGCCCCCAAGGAGATTGCGGGACTTCCCGACTTTATCTCCTCTACGGGTACTGTCGGAACCGTTGGTGGCATTACCCAGTCCGCTTACGCAAACTGGCAGAACCAGTTCGCCACCATCACCGCCTTTGGCACCGATGGTCTGGATGCCTGGGAGCAGGTCTACATGGACTGCTCGAAGAAGGGCACCCACCCGGACATCATTCTGGTTGATCCGCAGGTCTACCGCTTCTTCAAGCGGCTCGTGGCTCCGAACCAGATTGAGCGTGACAACGCACTTTGGGACCAGGGCTTCCAGAACCTTCTCTTCGAAGGCACTCCGGTTGTCCCCACAGAGCAGCTCACGGCTGGTGAGGCTTACTTCCTGACCACCACTGGCAAGCGCGGAGTCAACGACTTCAACTTGAAGCCGGAAGACTTCTCGGTCATCGGAAAGAACCCGATGGTTCAGGGTAAGGCGACGGGCGTTGGGTTGCAGCTTGCAATCCTGTCGAACGACGACTTCCGCATGACGGACTTCATGACGCCGCCGAACAGCGATGTCATCATGGCCCACCAGTATTTCACTTGCATGTTGACCGCATCGTCGCTGGCCCGTCAGGGAATCACGACGTTCACCGGCACCCCGCAGTTCTAAGAAAGAGAGGAACACAGATATGTCTACTTTTATTCATGGTGGTTCAGCTCTTGTGCTGGATGTCGCTGCAAAGGCTCACGCGGCTCTTTCGCGAGGAGATGTCGTAATGATTGACCCGCGAGATACGGCTGACGATGGCTACACAACGATGGCTGTGGACGCACTCGACAAGGTTTGGCATCAGGTTGCCATTCCTGGCGTTGTGCTCGGCAGTGCAGGAAAGAGCACCTTTGCCACTGGTGAAGATGTCTTGATTCGCATTTGCGGAGTTGTGGATGCCAAGCTGAACACTGGCGCTACGAAGAACGATGCAGTCAAGCTGACTGCCAACAACGACTACCTGTCGCATGTCGCCGCAGCTACTGGCTTTACGGCCAACGCTTCTGCGACGTTTGTTATTGGCACTTGCCTTGAGAATGGACCGGGTGCGGGACAGGCTCTGAAGAAGTGCTTTATCAACGCTTTCAACCAGCGCGGCTAAACAACGTGTGTTGGCGGGGGGCTTCGGCCCCCTGCCTCCGCAACTAGGAGATTATTATGGCTGTTGCAGCACACGTTAGTCGGGTAGCCAAGGAGTACGCTCCTTTTGGCTATTCGATTATGTCGGATGCCTTTTGCACGGTTGGTCGCCTCGAAGGGGCTTCAAACCTTGCATCGACAATTGCGACGAACCCGGTTTCAATTGCTCTTCTTCCTGCTGATGACGCTGATGTTTACATTGAAAGCGTTCATCTTTGGGTCTCCGCGCAGGTAGGAACTCACGATGGCACAAACCATTTCAAGTTCTTTATCAAGCGCGCCGACAATGACGGAAGCCTGAGCAACGCTGTTGAGCTTGTTTCGACTGGCTCGGGGAACTCAAATGAGATTCCTGTGAACACTCTTGTCAATGTCGGCGTTGACCAGAATCAGGTGATTCCAAAGGGAAAGGTCTTTCACCTCCACATTACTGAGCACGGTAATGTTGAGACCCTCGCCCTTGACGGCCTGTCTGTCCTGGTCCGCTACCGTCGCAAGGCGTAGTCTAAAACTCACTCGCTCTAGGAGGGTTGTTCGTGAACCTCTCGGAACTCAGAACAGCTCTTCAAGAGCGGCGTGAGGACTACTCCCAGTCCGACGCAAAGTTAAACCGCCGAATCAATCAGGCGTACCTAGACATTTGCTCTAGGAGAAGGTGGGGATGGCTTCGCAGAGAAGCTTCCTACGCCACCCACGCTGCCTTCTTCAAGGCAAACACCGGGGCCAACAACAACACCCCTTCCGCCGATGGCGTCTACGTTGTTGGAACAGAATCCGGTAAGCGATTAATTGCAATCTCGCAGTATACGAACGCTCCCGTGACCGTTATGGGCAAGCGGGTAAAAATCGACAACGATTTCTACCGAGTCGTAAACGTCAATCCAACGGGGAATAAGTGGACGCTAGACCGCCCGCTTCGTTGTGCCCAAACCATCGCCGCTGGCCCTACTGCAAACCACTCCATTAAAATTATCTATGACGAGATTGCCCTGCCAGTTGGGTCGCTAACCGTCGTCAACACGACTCTGTTTAGGGGAGGCGCTTCCTCCTACGGCACGCCGCTCTCTATGGCCGCTATTAGCCCGTCTGAGCTTGCCTACCTAGAGATGGATGTCGAGGGTCGGCCCACCCGGTTTGCGACCACCAGGAAGGAGCCTATCCCCGCTCCTCAAAACGCCCTCTCTGGGCTCTCCGTCGTCAGTGGTTCGGGCCTTGCCGTTGGAACCTACAACTACTGGTTCACCCATGTAGACAAGCAGACCGGAGCCGAGTCTGCTCTTAGCCCTTCTGTGGCTGTGACAATCTCTGACGCCGTTGCTGGCTTGGTCACCATTCCTTCTACTACGGCGCGAAAAGACTTCAACATCAGGGTCTACAGAAGCCGAGCAAACGGGACTACTCCGTACCTTTTGCACGATCCGCAGAATGTAACCATCTCCCTGACCGACGACACCACGGATGATTACTTAGGCCCTGCTGGCCCCAACAGCGCCTCGTCTCTGTTCATGCAGCTTTATCCCATCCCGGATGATGAGTACGACATTCGCTCCATCATTCAGATGGAGGCAAAGCCAATGAGCGAGGACAACGACCGTCCCCTGTTCGACGCTGAGTTCCATCACATTATCCTCGACGGAGCAGAAGCTCTGATGCTGGATGCGGCAGATGAGCAGGGCAGGGCGAACTCTGCCCGTCAAAGGTTTGAGATGGGGATTGCCAGGATGGGTGGCCTCGATAAAACCAACCTGCAAAACACGATTGTCTGGGGCGGTCGAAGGCGCGCTATGGGCAGAACGACTTGGCAGTACAGCACTGGCACCAGTGAATCTGACTTTAAGGCGTAGCCATGTCTGGAGCCCGTGGCAAAACCGTTCAGTTTGACCCTAGTCAGGTTGCCGGCCTTGACGACAAGGTTTGGCAAAAAGAAGGATCTTCTACAGACTCGATGGGGGTTTTCTTCTCTCTTCGAGGAGAAGTCCTAAAAGCTCCTGGGATTGCTCCGCTTGTCTACAAGTGGAACCACAGGAACGACAAGCACTCAACCCCAGTAAACCCGTTCATCGGAAACCCGATTGTCTCCATCGGCTCTTTCCAGAGAGATGGCGCTACGGACATTCTCGTGGAGTTTGGGGGTGGCCTGTACCACCTAGACGGCAACGAGGTAACGAAGCTTATTGATGGCCGGTACAACGCAAGGACGCCTTATGAGGCAACTCGCTTCTTGCAGGTTGGCAATGTGCTTGTCATCACGAATGGCAAAGACCCCAACCTAAAGTGGGACGGAGTAAAGCTTAGCCCCCTTGGGATTGCCGGAACCCCGACAGCTCCAATCATTGCAGAGCGCGACCCAGGCAACGGCACGGTAGACGTAAACACCGGCAGCTCAATTAGTGACGCAGACCCAAGCTCCAGTCTTTCTATGTGGAGCGGGTTTTCAATCCAGAAGAACGGCACCACAACGAGCGACCCCTACCGCTACAAGCTCACCTGGGTAAACGATGCTGGGCAGGAGTCAGAGGCCAGCGCAGCTTCTAACTCTGTCACCGATGCAGACACTAGAGAAAACGCGCTCTACACAATTTTGGTGGCAAACCTTTCTGACACCGCGCCCTCCGACGACATCAATGGCCGCATCCTTTACAGGTCGATGGATGGCATCACTTACTATGAGATTGCCTACCTTCCAGGCACCACAACCGACACTTACTTTGACTCAACTCCTCCAGGGCTGACCCTCTCTACCGCTTTGGCAGAGGCCGGAACAAACCTGCCTCCTCCTCTGTGTAAGTGGGCGTTTGAGTTTAGGGGGC